TTCCGATGCCGCTGGCCGTGGCCGCGCCGCTGTCGCCGCTGGCCGTGGCCGCGCCGCTGTCGCCGCTGGCCGTGGCCGCGCCGCTGTCGCCGCTGGCCGTGGCCGCGCCGCTGTCGCCGCTGGCCGTCACACCTTCATTGGCGCCCGTCGCAACTGGACCGTCTTTCCAGTTTGCTCGGTCGAAAACCCACCTGACCGCGCGCGCCGCAAGATCGCCGAGCGAAAGTTCAACGCCGATGGTGATTGATGCGCTCGCGAGCTTCGTCTCCTTGCGGTCGGTCAACCCACTCTGCGTGACCTCAGCGAAGCGCGCGCCAGCAGGCGGGTAATAGTCAAAAACCGACAGCGGGTGCTCGTCGGTCGGGCAGGCGTGAAAACCGTTCGTGCACGCCTCGATCTCGCCGCCGACCTCATACGTCTTGCCGATCTCGAACTTGAAACCGCGACAGGACAGATCGGAGTCAAAGCCCTTTATGCTGGTTACGACTTCACCGTGTTGCGAAATCGTGGAATAGTCGTTTGGATTTTTGATATTGTTTTGCGGCAGAGTCTTGATCATCGAAGTTTCCGAGATGGTATCGCTTGCCGTTGTGGCCGATTGAGGCAACCCATCGGTTGTGGCGCTTGTCGAAGGTGGTCCCGATGCACCCCGAACCGTCGCAGTGCGCTTTGACGTTTTGGCAATTTTCGGCATTTGAGCATTCCCTTAGATTTGCAAGTCTATTATCTGATCTGTCACCATTGATATGGTCGAGTTGATCAAAGGGCCATCGTCCGACCGCATAAAGCCACGCGAGTCTATGTGCTAAATAAGACGTTCGATCTATCCGAATTCCGGTATATCCTTCTTTGTGTTTCCAGCCGGCAATTGTATTTGATCGTTTACCGCCAGCAGCAATTAAGCGAGTAAATAAACCAGTATTTTCATCATAATAAAACATCGTTCGCAAACGAGCTGCGGTCATTTCAACGCGTGTTGCCACGATCAATACCCCCTAAGTCCGAGTTGGCGATGGCTCAATGTTGAGTGTTCGGCGCGCTGATCTTCGCGGGGCGCGCGATCAAGCGCCGGAGAGCGACGAGACGCCCGCCGTGTAGGCGCAACGTTGAAAAAGCGGGTCAAAGGCGTCGGCGGCGGCGCGCGCCAGATCGGCCAGTGCCCGTAGCTCGCGCGGCTCGTCGTCGCATAGCGCCCGCGTGCAAGCGTCCCAGGAGCGCATCTCGACCAGGCGCTCTATCGTCGCGTCAATCTCGGCCTGGATGCTGGTGCGCGGGGGGAAGGGGCGGGGAGCGTTCACAATCAGAATCCCTTCAATGCATAATCAGCGGCACAACGTGCGGCATTGTTAAGTTGGCGTTGCCATGCGCCTGCGGTCGGCGCCCAACGGAAGCCGGCGCTCTTCAGTTGCGCTCGTTGTTCGGCACTGGGCTTGTCAGGAAAGAAAATCTGAAGCCGGTTGATTTCGAGATTTTCGACAGTCCGTACGCCATCTTGGCGCGTCGTCTCGGTACGCTCTTGACCGGCCTCGACCGCCGCGGCGCGTGTTGTGGCCAAGCGTTCTAGGTGGGCAATGCGCGCTTCGATCCGGCGAATATTCGCCGAGTTGTTCGAAAGCTGGTAGGGTTCATAAGCGCGGCATTTTCCGCCCCAGCTCGGCGTCAGCCATGCGTCGATCAGCTTAGTGTGGTAGCCGGCGGCTTCGAGCACAGCGCGGCCCTTGCGGACTAAACCGTTAGCCTTGGTCATTTCCGCTTGCTGAGCTTTCAGCGGCTCAAGTTCTTCGCGCAACTTAGCCGTGGCCTCGGGATCGTCGGACGAAATGCCGCCAGTCCCGATTGCTGCTGCGCGCGCCGCAACATCTTTCGCGGCCTTCAGGGCCTCAAAGCCCTTTTCGAAGTTGCCGCGGATGCGACCGCGATAGGCCCGATCACCCTTTTCGCTGTAATGACCGACTAGGATCGGCTGGCCGAACGGAATGGCCTCGGCCATCTTGTCGGCGCGAGCGATTCGCCCTTCGCCTTCCCGGCGTAGCCGATCGGCGCGGGCTTCGAGCCGTTCGCGCTTGGCTTCGATTCTCTGTTCGTAGGTCATTTCGGCTCCATCGGGAGGTTCGATGGAGGCACTGTAGCGATAGGCGCTACGCCATGTCAATAGGCGTAGCGAAAAAAACTACGGCGAGCGGAATGTTGCGCCCGGAATCCTCCCCCGCCCGCCTGCACGCGATCTTCACATTAAGAACGCGCGCGGCTTTAGTAGAGATCTTCCTTATAGAGGTCAGCCGATGGCTTGCCGGATTAGGTACCATGTCCGGTTAGGGCGATGCCCGTCGGAACGGATTCCTGCTCGGTCAAGTGAGGGCGCGCTTTGCGCGCTCGCCCCGTCATTGAAACGCGAACTGCTTCAAATTGTTCTGTTATTTCAGGATAGGGCGGAGATTTGCTTCCGCCGATTCAATCTCAAAGGTTATCGGCAGCTGCCGCGCGAGGCTATCTCGGCCGAATTTCCTTGACGACGGCAGCCCACTCAATCTCGGCATCGTAGATTGGCGGCCCGATATTCGCGTGCAAATCCCACCGTCCAGGCAAGCGTCCATTCCGAAGCGCCTTTACGACGATCCTACCGTCGCCAAGTCCGCAGACGCATATCTTGCCAATCCAGTTTGGATCTGGTGGTGTTCTTATCTCATTGTAAAATAAGTGACTACCGTCAAGAAGATTACCCAGAGAGTCCCCTTGGACCTCGACCGCGACCGTGGTGCTTACCGCCCATTCTGGTGCACGAATTGTTCCGAAAGGGCCTTGGCCCTGAGAAAACATCACGGCGTCCGATCCCGCCATCACCTTGCCGACAATATTGACCTCTGGGGGCGGTAGCTCATCGAATTCAGGGATCGGGAATCTGGTGATTGTGGAGATGGCGAGGAGTTCGTCCGCAGAAAGGTCACGCTTGCCAAGGGTGGCCTTGTTGACGGCCGCTCGGTCAACCGAGATGTTGAATTCAGATGTCAGTCGGCGCGCAAGCTCGGCTTGGGAAATCCCAGCGAATTCAATGGCATCCTTCGTCCATTTTGCGAACATTCCCCATTGTAGCGATAATCGCATCTGTCGTCGGCTGCTCAATTCGCTACGAGCCGTCTTGACAACGTAGCTAGAATCGCTACGATGCTGGCCATGGAACCAGCAGCAGAGATCATCAAGCGCCTGGGCGGCGTCTCCGTAGTAGCCACCATCACCGGCGTTCACCGAACCCGCGTATCCAATTGGAAACGCCCGCGCGCTGTCGGCGGCACTGGCGGGCGCATTCCACAGTCTCACCATTTGGCGATCCTTCGAGCGGCTAAGGATCTAGGCATCTCCGACATAACGGCGGAAACCCTGCTTCCCAGGGAGCCATTCGAAACCGCCGCCTCCGCCGACGAAGCGAGCGCAGCATGAGCATTCCCTTTCATGCGCTGTCCGAGATTTTTCCGTCGCTCATCGGTCCAGAGTTTGACGCGCTTGTCGACGATATCCGCGACAACGGCCTTCGCGAACCAATTGTGCTTTTCGACGGCCAGGTTCTCGACGGACGGAATCGCTATCGAGCGTGTCAAGCTGCCGATGTCGAGCCGCGCTTTGAGACCTATGAAGGTGATGATCCGGTCAGGTATGTCATCAGCCTCAACCTGAGGCGACGTCACCTTGACGAAAGCCAGCGCGGGCTTGCGTCGGCGCGACTGGAAAACCTGCCACGGGGGCGCCCCGCAAACAAAGATGCAAATTTGCATGTTTTCGGCGCGGACAGCGATGCCGCCGACGACTCGACGGGTATCGAAGACGCCAATTGGGATGAGGTTTTCGAGGATGCCGGCGTCGCGAGAAAGCCTTCGCCAGCGCCGATTGCCCCCGTATCTAGGACGCAGGCAGCGTCCATGCTCAACGTCTCGGAACGGACGGTTGCAACTGCCGCGAAGGTGCTCAAGGAAGGCGCGCCGGAGTTGGTCACCGCCGTTGAACACGGCAGAGTTTCCGTATCCGCTGCCGCTGCCATCGCGACCCGTCCGAAGATCGAGCAAGCCGAGATTGTGGCGCTCGACGACGCGGAAATCAAACGGCGCGCGAAGGCAATCCGTGAACGCGAAACGCAAGAGCGTCGTGAGGCTAATGCCTCCATTGCAAAGCAGCTTGTCGTGCTTCCCGTCGGGAAGGTTTCGACAATTGTGATCGATCCGCCGTGGCCTATGCAGAAGATCGATCGTGACGTTCGTCCAAACCAAGTCGGCTTCGATTATCCGACGATGAGCGAAGACGAGCTTGTCGCCTTCCGTGAAACGATCGATGCTGTAAGCGCGGACGATTGCCACCTGTTCATGTGGACGACGCAAAAGTTTCTGCCGGTCGCGTTGCGCCTGCTTAACGCCTGGGATTTCCGATACGTTCTGACGATGGTCTGGCACAAGCCTGGCGGGTTTCAGCCGATCGGACTGCCTCAATACAACTGCGAATTTGCAGTCTATGCGCGGCGCGGGTCGCCAGCGTTTGCAGACACCAAAGCCTTCCCGTGCTGCTTCGAAGCGCCGCGTCGCGAGCACTCTCGCAAGCCGGATGAATTCTATGACGTGATCGCCCGCGTTACTGAGGGCGAGCGCATCGATATTTTCTCGCGCGGGCCACATGAGGGATTCGCGCAGTTTGGCAATGAGGCCGACAAGTTTGCGGGGGCCGCGTGATGGCGACATACGCAAACGATCGCCTCTGGTCAGACCTGATGATTGACGAAATTCGCTCAATCGTCGGCCCCAGACTTCTCATCCCAGCACCACTGGAGATGGACGCCAACCAGGCAACTGACCTGTTCGTGTTCACGGCACGAGATATGCGGATAGCGGCGCGTGTTCGTCGCCCTGGATATGCGGATCGCTACCCGTTCGAGTTCACAATCCGATCGAAGCGCGATAGCGGCGCGGAAACTGAGATGTCCAAGATCGTGTCGGGTTGGGGCGATTGGATGTTTTACGGCCACGCGACCGAGGAAAACCGCATTGGTCTGTGGTGGTTGATCGATCTGCATGTTTTCCGCCGCTCGCTCATCTTGCACAAACGGGATGGTGTGACGCGCATTCGAAGCGCCCAGCAATCGAACCAAGATGGAACGCACTTCATGGCTTATGATCTCAGGTCGTTTCCGCAGCATCCACCTATCCTCATTGCCTCAAGCCGAAACTTGTTTGAGGCCGCCGCATGAGTGTGCGGCAGGCCGTACCTCTCACCCATTCGCGGCGTCCACAAGCCGTCGCGGATATGCCGATGGCTGTCTCGCTATCGGTTCGTCCTCCCAAAGTCAGACTCGCCCGGCGCTTCGGCGTCGGGCTCTTTGGGTAATCGCGAATTCGTAATCGTTTTGTGACGCGCAGCCCTGGCAGGCGCGCGATGTCCAAGAGTTCAAACCGGGGTTGAAAGCGTCGTTGATCTCCATGCCGACCAGTAAAGCATGGAGGAATTCCTTGAAGCGAGAAATTCCGACCCCATTGCGGGAGCGTTGCGTGAGCATCGAGTCCGAAGCGTCAAGTTTGTTGCGCGCGTTGGTTACGCCGCCTGCCCCTGGTGAGAGTGTCAAAGCTCTCATCAGACGCGCCGGTCGCCGCGCTGGGCTGACGTTCTCTCGCGCGAAGAAGCTTTGGTACAGCGAAGCGCGCGCTATTCGCGCCGAAGAAATGGATGCGATCCGCGCCGCGGCGGCGAGGAAGCAGGGCGAGGCCGAAAGTGATCTCAGAAACGAAATTGAGCATCTCCGCGCGCGGCTGGCAGGAATTGAAGCGCGGCTGGATCTGGGCGGGGAGGATAGCGCTGGCGCGGCTGCTGACTTGGTGCGGCAAGCGCCTCGCTGACGCGGCCGAATTCGTCGCGCCGCCGAAGAATTAGGAGGCGTCAATGTTGAGGAAAACCTTCTGGACTGGCGAGAACGTCGAGACAATGCGGCGTCTCTGGCTCGACGGGCGATCGGCTAGCTATATCGCCGTACTCATCGGCGCGCCGTCGCGCAATGCCGTAATCGGCAAGCTGCATCGCATCGGCCTCAATGGACGGCGCGAAGGGGGCGCCCCGACGGCGAACCACGACATCGATCGGAGATGGACGCCTGAGGAAGACGCTAGGGTGGCTGAGATGCGCCGCGCCGGTGCGTCGAGCACGGCCATAGCGAATGCGATAGGTCGAACGGCGGCGGCTATCTGGTGGCGGCTAAGGTGGAAGGGCATCAAGCCGCCGGTGGTCGGAAAGAACGTATCGGCGGGCGCCGCTAACAGCCTGATGGCTAGGATGGCCCGGATGCAAAATGTCGCCGTCCTTGCCGCCCGCTTTGAATGCGAGGCCGGCGCGCAGCCGGCGGATGGCGGTATCACGATTGTCGATCTGACAGAGCGCACATGCCACTGGCCTCTCGGCGATCCGGGCGACCTTCAGACGTTTCGATACTGTGGCGCCAAGAAATCACTCGACGCAGGCCCCTACTGCCGTGCTCACCGGAAAATCGCCTATCAGCCAGCTAATCCGCCTACTCGCGCGCGGGGCACCGTCTATGCTTAGCCCGGAGGACGTCCACTATCTAGCGAACATGCGCGTGATCGCCGGGGTGTTGATGAAGGGCCGTGTTCCTTTGGACACGCTGCCGCCCGCCATGGCGCTTGCCGCGATCATTGGCGGCGCTGTTGATAGCGCTATGAACGTCATGACGCGACACGCCACCTATGACGTCATCCAAGGGTGCGCTGACGAATTGGCCGGCGAGATTATCAAACATACCGTGGTGCTAATGAATGCAAAGGGAATGACAAAATGAGCGACGAAGCAACAAACGAAATCGACGCTGATCTGGCGAAGAAATACTTCGGCCTCGACGACGAGTGTGAGGCTGAAATTATGCGCATGCAGATGGAAAACATGAGCGCGCAGAAGGAAGTCCGCCAGAAGCAAAAGCGCGATTTCAAGATGGGCGTCGCCGAGGGGTTGCCAAAGGCTGCATTCCAACTTGAGCTAAAGCGCCATCGGCTCGACGCCAAACATGCGCGGCAAAACGAAAATCTACTCGCCTTGGAAGAGCCTGACGTCGTCGAGCTTGCCGACGTGATCCGCGAGAAGCTTGGCGCGTTTTCGGACTCGCCGCTTGGGCAGGCCGCTATCGGCGACGCCGAGGCCAAGGTCGAGAAACGGCGCGGCAGGAAATCAGCGGCGCTCGACGATCTCGCCGGGGACAATGACGACTACGACCCGCGCCCGCAGTTTCTGAAGCAAGCTGAAGCCGATCGCATTGCGAACAACGCAGTGACGACTACGACCCGCGCCCAAGCCGAAGCCGACCGCATCGCGGACAACGAAGAACTCCTGAGGGCCGGCATTCGGCCGCTGGCGGACTGAGCAATGGACGCCAGCACGCTCCACGGCTCGCCGCCAAGGCTCTTGGCTTTGGACCTAGCCAGCGCAAGCGGAGTCTGTTGGGCCCGCGTTGGCGAGACGCCGCGCTTCCTTACTGTGAAGTTCACGCGCGAAGGCGAGGCGGCATCGATCGACGGATGCTGGGAAGCGGCGGCGCGCGTGATCCAATGGGCGGCCGACTTCACCAAGGTTGAACAGATAGATCGCGTCGTCATCGAGGCGCCCATTCCAGAGCGCGCACTAGGGTTTTCGACAAATGCATGGAGCACTATGCTGAAGTTCTTCATCATCGGAACGATGGGCGGCGCGCTGAAATGCCGAGGCATCACGGTTCGCGACGCCAACATCGGCGCCGTCCGCACGCATGTCCTCGGTCGCGGCTTCGGTCACGCTAAGAAAGAGATTGCCAAGCCGGCTGTTATGCGAGTTTGCAAGGCGCTCGGATGGAAGCCTGCAAATTTCGACGAGGCTGACGCGGCAGCACTGTTTTTATTCGACAGCTTCCGAGTTGCGCCGGGGCTCGCCCATCGCTGCGATCCAATCTCGCTGGGCATCGCGCCGCTGCAACGTGAAGGGCCAAAACGGAGGGCGCGCGCATAAAAGACCGCGTCGACATTGATGTCTGCTGCAACGACCCGGACAGCGGGTTATTTGCCGGAAAGGCGTTCATGATTCAATGGCGCGATTCTGAGTTCCAAGCCGACGATTGGGATGGCTATAGGTTCACTGTCACCGGCGGCTCTATTCGTATGCATCACAGGAAATTTCAGGTTCTTGCATCTCGTGAATGGGTTGGGAATTGGGGCTGGAATAGGTACACGCTTTCGCGCGATGACGCTAAGCGCCTTCTATGCATGATGGCCGATACGGGCTTCTGGCATTGCGACTGCGCTCCCACGCGAATCATGGACTGGTTTGAACCATGCCTATCCGGTTAAGGCCCAAGGGAGCTAGATGTTGATGCGAAAAATCTATGTGGCGTCTTCGTGGCGCAACCCCATTCAGCAAGACGTCGTCGCCGCGCTACGTGCCGCCGGCCACGAAGTCTATGATTTCCGCCATCCTGCGCCCGGCAACAATGGCTTTGCTTGGTCGGCCATCGATCCTGATTGGATAGGGTGGCAGCCTGACGAATTTGCGAGACTGGTGACTACGCATCCCGTTGCGGTGGCTGGTTTTAAGCTGGACAAAGACGCGCTCGATTGGTGTGACACCTGCGTGCTCGTTCTTCCATGCGGGCGCAGCGCTCACCTGGAAGCTGGTTACGCCATCGGGCGCGGCAAGCGCACGATCTTCTATCTGCATCCCGACAAATTCGAGCCTGAGCTGATGTATCTGCTCGGCGATGGCTTCGCGAGTTCGGTCGGTGAACTTATGCCGCTGCTCGCTACGGATAGCGGCAATGGGTGAAACCCGGATAGGCATGGTTTGAACAATTGCCGGAAAGGAAGCTGCATGATCCCGACCCTCGCCGAACTTGAAAAGATGCCCGGCTCGGCTGTTCTCGATGCAATCCAAGACACTCTGCTCTCCGAGGCGCAGCGCGTGCGAGGCGTCGAGGAAGCTCTCCGCTCCGGCGCTTGGGATGAAGACCGTGCCAGCGTCCACCACGCGCTCTGCGCGGCGGCGGCGATCGTCGGACGGCAGCGCGCTGCCGGTGAGGACTCCAAGGCGCAAGGCAAGAGGCCAGCCTACGGGGTGCAGATGTCCGCGGACGTCGGGCGCTCAGCGCTCATTCTTGAACGCCAACAGCAACTCCAACAGCCTATCGTGACGGGGGAAGAAACTAATGAGCCAAGCGCAGCTTGAGAACCGGCCTCACGGCCTGTTGAGGATGATCGACGCCAAGCGGCGAGAATATGACGTGCTGCCGCCGCATGAAAAGGCGGAGGTCGATTTAGCGCAGAAGGCGGCGCGGGCGCGTATGACCGAGCGCCGGGTGCGCGTGACTGAGCGAACGCGAACGATTTGCTCAATGGTCGTCTCTGGCGCCAAGGGGTTTGAGATCGCAACAGCGACCGGGTTGACGGTTGCTGCGGTCAAAAGCATCTGCCGTCGCTTAGGTCTTCCGTTCACGACACGCGAGTCGGGTCGGCATCGCTTCGTTTGGCTGACAGATGACTCGATCGAAAAGCTTGGTGAGGTTTCTCGCGACTACGCCGCGACGGTCGAGCAGACGATGGAGGATGTCTGGACGTTCCTCTGCGCTGACGATGCCCTGATATTGAGGCGTTTGCTCCATGTGACGCGGGCAACTGCGCCATGAAAGCCGTCCGCGAAATCATCTGGCCCACAGCAGACGAAGTTGCGCACGCGATCATCGCTGCGTCTCGGCTTGAGGGCGAGGACCCGATTGCGGTTCTCAAGGGGCGCGATCGGAGCCGGGCGCGCGTCTATGCGTTTGCCGCGCTGGCCTATCGCTTTCCGCAGGTCCAGCAGTGGCGCGTCGCGATGTTGACTGGCGTTTCTGAAGATCGCGCCGCGTCGACCGTCATCGCTATTTTGAACACAGTCCGCGACGCAAAGGGCAAGAATGCGCGCTGGTGGAATCGCGAGCGCTTTGCGCGGATCGTCGAGGAGTGCGGCTGGCCGCGGCCGATTGGCGCCGAGCTGGAGCTGAGGCGCGACCCTATCCATCGGCGGTTTATCCCGCACCAAGCGGCAATCTGCGACGCGGAGGTGCTGCAATGACCCGCGAGTGTCTCCAATTCGCCAAGCCGCCTGAATTGATGACGGACGGCGATCTTGCGCGCGAGATTGAATCTATCCGAGCGCAGCGAGAAAGCACCCGTAAGCGATTGCTCGGCTTGCGCGTGACTGAGAAGAGGCTGCGCGCCTTGATCGCAAAATACGATCTCATGCTTTTGGCGGCGTTTGACGCGGTACAACAGCCCGCAGGACAGCCACAATGACCCGCGAGCGCCTTTCCGATCGCCGAGCCGCGGTGACGTTCGATTTTGTGCATGTCACGCCCGCTGGTCAGGTATTCGATTTCACAGCGCACGTCGGCTTCTATCCCGACGGCCGGCCCGGCGAGGTCTTCGTCGATGGCGCGCACCTAAGTTCGCAGACTGACGTTGAAGCGCACGACGCTGCGATCGTGCTGTCGTTTGCGCTGCAACATGGCGCTTCGCTCGGCAAGATCAGCGCTGCTTTGCTGCGTGGCGAGAGCGGCGAGCCGCATGGTGTGATCGGCGCTTTGTGCGACGCGATCAAGCGCGAGATTGGCGACCGTGGGCCAGCCATGCCCGGCGCTACGCTTGATCCAGCGCCGGTTGATGGCGGTCCACGTGGGCCGAACGCGCCGGTGGCGGCGGAGGCGGTTGCATGAACGAACTGCCGCGCTCATGGACCGACTGGATCGCGCGCGCCGAGGCGGTTGACATCGGTGAGGTCGCGATGCGTCTCGGCGCCAAGCTACGACGCGCAGGGACGGAACTCGTTGGACCATGCCCTTGCGGCGCCGCTACGTCGGACGGTTTCTGTATTAACGGTCGCAAAGGCATCTTTTTGTGCCGCCCAAGTGGGGCGTCCGGCAACGTCATCGATATGGCGAGGCATATCCTCGGCTGCGGATTTGCCGAGGCATTAGAGGCGGTCACCGGCGAGCCGCGCCCCGATCGCTCGCACGACGAAACGCCAGAGGAGCGCGACCGCCGCGCCTCCATGCGAGCCGAGCGCGAGGCCAAGATCGCCGAGCAGCGCCGACGCGATGAGATCGACGAACTCAGCCGGCGTCGGCGCGATGAAGAAGCTGTAGCAGAGATCATCGCCCGTGCCGTCCCGATCGCCGGGACGCATGCCGAGGCCTACCTGCGCGCCCGCGGCCTGACGCCAGCGCGGCGGCTGACGGGCGATCTCAGGTTTGTTGGCGACCTGAACTACTGGGGCTGGGCCGGCGACGCGACGCGGGCCGACAACCGCAAGGCGATCCTGGCGACGCTGCCGGCCATGGTCGCGATCATTCGCAACGTGGCCGGCGACGTCATCGGTGTGCATCAGACGTTCCTGGATCCGGTCGAGCCGCGTAAGTGGGCGCCGATAGGCTCGCGTGAGAACGCGTCGAAGAAGGTCCGCGGCGAGGCTCGGGGCGGGCTGATTAGGCTAGGAATGCTCGGCGACAAGCTGGCGCTGGGCGAGGGCATCTGCACGACGTTTGCGTGGCATGCGCTTGGCCACGGGCCGGAAGACATCAGCCTCGCCGCGGCGATCTCGCTCGGCAACATGGCGGGCGGCTGCACCGGGTCTATTGCGCATCGGACGGCGGTCGGCACGAACGGCAAGCCGGTTATGGTCCGCAACGGCGTCCCGGACATGGACAAGCCTGGCGTGATCCTGCCCGACGACGTGCGCGAGGTGATCCTCCTCGGCGACGGGGATTCGGACCCGATGGCTACCCACGCTGCTGTTGCGACGGCGGGGCGACGCTTCCGCGCGCAGGGGCGGACGGTCGCGGTCCACTGGGCTGGCGCCGGCCTCGACTGGAATGACGTTCTCATGCGGCAGCGGGCGGACGTGGAGCGGGCTGCATGACTGCGTACTACAACGAGATTGACCCCTACGCCGCGCAGTGGCTGCGCAACCTCATCGCGGTCAATCTGGTCGCGCCGGGCGACGTGGACGAACGGAGCATCGTGGATGTTCAGCCTGATGACCTCAAATCCTACGGACAATGCCACTTCTTCGCCGGGATCGGCGGATGGTCCCGCGCACTCCGCCTCGCCGGCTGGCCCGATGACCGACCTGTTTGGACAGGATCTTGCCCTTGCCAGCCGTTTAGCGCTGCCGGAGCGGGCAAGGCGGCCGATGACCGACGCCACCTGTGGCCTGCGTGGCTTCCTCTCATCGCCGAGCGCCGCCCTCCAATCGTCTTTGGCGAACAGGTTGAAGCGGCAATTGGACACGGCTGGCTCGACGCTGTTTTTGCTGATCTGGAAGGACAAGGCTACGCCTGCGGGGCGGCCGTATTGCCAGCTTGCGGCGTCGGCGCGCCGCACATCAGACAGCGATTGTGGTTCGTGGCTGACGCCGGTGGCGAACGACGACAACAAATCGCCCGAAGCACATCTGGCGATGAAGCTGCGGATGGGCGAGCGCGACGGAACGGGGAGCAAGCGAACGGCGATCACGTCGCTTCAGGTGATGGCGAAAACAGCCTGGCCGACGCCATGTTCGCAGGACGGGCCGAACGGCGGCCCGTCTCAGGGCATAGACCGCCTTCCGGGAGCGGCGGCACAAGCGGCGTGGTCAACTCCGCGAGCGAACAAGTGGGGCTTCCCGGACGCGCACGGCAGTCAGGAAGCGCCGTGGAACACGCCGATGGCGGCGGATGCGACGGGAGGCCATGCGGCCCACAAGAAAGCCGACGGGACTTACGCGAGCCAATCGCTAGGGCGCCAGACCATTGGCGCGAAGTCGGCTGGCTCGATTGCCGAGACGGCAAGCGCCGGCCAGTTGAGCCCGGAACATTCCCGATGGCTCATGGGGTACCCGCTCGAGTGGGCAAGCTGCGCGCCTACGGCAATGCGATCGTGCCAGCGGTGGCCTCGGAATTCATCCAAGCCTACTTAGAGATAGTGCCATGAAGGCCTGCTCGGTATGCAAGCAAGAAAAGCCGCTTGCTGATTTCTGGCCTGATAGACGCCGAAAGAACGGCCACATGGCGCGATGTAAGGCATGCAACACGCTCCAGGCCAAAAAATACCGCCAGGCCCATCCTGAACATGGTCTGAAACGCTATTGGTCAAACCCGCAAGGGGAACGCGAGCGTCACTTAGTTCGAAAATACGGGGTGACGCAAGCCGACTATGACCAGATGTACGCAGCTCAGGGCGGTGCGTGCGCAATCTGCCGCAAGACACAAAAGCGGGCATTTGACGTTGATCACGACCACGCCACGGGGCGAGTTCGCGGGCTGCTATGCACGAGCTGTAACCGAATGATTGGTCATGCCGGCGATAATGCTGGATGCCTTCGTGCCGCGGCCGATTACCTGGAGGTCGTCCCGCAAGTCGCGGCCCAGTTCATAGGCGCGTTCCTTGATTTGCGGAGGGCTGCATGAACGCCCACGAGCCGGGCATCGCCGGCGAGCCGCTCGGGATTGAATCGCTCGAGGCCTTCATCGACCGCATCGCGCCCGACTTTGTCGCGCCGTTCAAGAGCCGGTTCGGGGCGATGTTCCTCGACGAACTTGACGACCATGGGGAGGAATTTGAGTTTCTGATCGATGGCTATTTCTCGCTCGGGGACAAGTCGGTTGTCGGCGGACCGTCGCAGAGCGGCAAGTCGTTCCTGGCGATCCACGCCGGAATGTGCGTCGCTACCGGGCGCGACTTCTTCGGCGCCAAGGTCAAGCAGGGGCTCGTCGTCTATCAGGCCGGCGAAGGCGCACGCGGCGTCAAGAAGCGGCTGAGGGCCTGGCGGCGCCATCACGGCGTAGTGTTTTCACGTGAAACACCGTTTGTTCTTCTCAAGTCGGCAATCGACATCTACAAGCCGGACGGCGACACTGGGCCTTTAATTGAGGAAATCAAGACGATAGCAGCCCTTTACGACGTCCCGTTACGCATGGTCGTGATTGACACGCTGGCGACGGCATCTGGCGGCGCAGAAGAGAATTCAAGCCGCGATATGGGTATGGTCATGGCGAACATTGCCAGGATCAACGCCGCGACTAGCGCCCACGTCTGTCTTGTCCATCACCTAAACGCGGGGGGGACGAAGCTGCGCGGGTCGACGGCAATCTACGCTAACGTGGACCAGGTCGTCTTGGTCACCCGCAACGAAACGACGAAGGTGCGCACCGCGTTCCTGGACAAGCAGAAAGATGAGGAGTCGGGCTCGCGGTTTCAGTTCGAGCTGATGTCGGTCAATCTAGGCGCCACCGCTGACGACCGACCGATCACGTCCTGCGTCTGCCTGCCGGTCGGCGAAAAGGAGTCCGTCCGCAAGACCGAGGAGGCCAAGGGCTTTGTCCTCAATGCCGGCGAGGTCGTCTTCATGCAGGCACTATTTACCGCCGAGAAGAAGCACGGGCGCGCCGTGCCGCCAGAATTGAACTTACCGGCCGCCGTGCGCGCGATCGTTGCCTATGACGACCTGAAGCGCGCCTATGTCGAACTGTCGCCTTCCGATGCAATTCCAGTCGAAGGCGGCGAAGAAGACGACGTCGCCGCCAAAGAGCGCCACCGGGACGGCCTCAAGAAACGGCTGGCGCGGGCCAGGGAGACTCTGTCGCGGTTCAAGATCATTGGCGTCAAGGGCCTGGACATGTGGTGGACTGGGCGCTCGCTGCGCGCGTTCCCGCAGACTTTGCCGCACGATGAGTTGCCGCCGCTGGACATGGGCGACGGGTCGGTTTCCGAGATTCCATTCTAGGAGGAGCAAGTGGCTATGAACCGTGAAACAGCGATTGGCGCAGCGCTGAAGACCGCCGGCATCGATACGGATGCGGCATTGCTGCGTGTCATTGCCGAGGACCAACTGCGTAAGGTCGAGCGCGATGCGCGGCGAGCATTGGCGCCGTTTACGGAAGAGGTGCGCGACGCTGGCGGCATCATGGCCGCGCTTGTCCCCTACGCGACGACGCGCGATCTGGCTTGGGCATATCTTGAGCGCGTTGTTGCCGACATGCTACATTTGGAGGTTCCCGCGAAAGCGGGCGATGGGGTCCACCTTGCGCGTGATGGCCACGGGGGACTTGGCCCCATCGAAAATTCGGAAGGCGACGGGTCCAATGAACGCTTGTCGTATGGCCACCATGCGCTTGGCCCATTGCCTTCCGATTCAGTTCCGTCGCGAGACGGCGGGGGAGTCCGGAATAGATGTGGCGCCAATGGCGTCCGGGAACACGCTGGCTCCCCCGAACAAAGCGAAGACGAGCGGGTCCAAGCAAGGCATGACTGCCATTCCTCCCGTGGCCCCTCGTCTTCGCCGCCTATCCCGAAGCCGCCACGCGGCCTTGATGCCATGCGCCTACAATCGATTGGTCGCACGACGATCTACGACACATTCCGCACGCGCGACGGCCCACTCGGCGATCTTCGTTGGTCTAGTCTGCCTCGGCTAATCCGCGACAATACCCACGAGGCGGCACTGCTAAAATTGATCTACGACCATTGCAACCCCGCGGACCCAAATGCGCGGGTTCGCGACATCATCAAGATCGAGGACCTGCAGCGGATGGTTCAGAAGGCGGCGGAGAACGTAAATGGCCAAGCCTAAGAAATTCACGAAAAGCCTAGGCGAAGAGGTCCACCCTTCTGATGAAGGCCGCGTCAGTTTTGGCCCCATCGCCGAGGCCCCGGCGCTCGATTTGGATCATCTCTGCATTAGGTTGCAAGAATTCCAGGTCGAGCGCAAATTCGCGATCTCGCTCGAAAATGGCATTGTTCAGCGCGTGTCGGCGCGTGTCGTGCGAGCTATCGGTCTAGCCTCAGACGCCGGAGAAACCGCGCGCGCCAGCGCATGGAAACGCGCCGAGCAGATTGTCCGCCATACTTTCATGGGGAAAGCTCCGGCTGAGGCTGACAGAGAAATCGTCGACGCGCTCAAATGGCAATTGGAGGCTGGTCGGCGCGCGTTGGAACCAATTTCACTATTTCGCGGCTCCGTCGAGAAGGATATGGATAATCTTGCTGCGCAACTCCCGGCCGTCGATCTCATAAATAGCACGCCCGGGTTTGGCTTGCGCGGGCTCGCTGTGATTGTGGGCGAGGCTGGTAATCTGTCGAACTATGCGACCGAGCGTAAGCTATGGCGGCGCCTCGGTCTTGGCGTAGCGCCGGGGCATGAGGCGCACGCCTATTCGACATGGCGCATGGTCAAGGGGCTGAGCGCCGACGACTGGACGGCTCCGTGTTTTCCTGGCGAGCCGCGCCGGGCCGGCTATTCACCCGGGCGTCTCGGTCAGATCTACGGCGTCGTGACGACGCCGCTCTTTATGCACAGAGCGGGGTCCAAGTATGGCGACGTTTATGCAGCGCGTCGCGCACGGACCCTGGTGACGCACCCGGAGTGGTATTGCGACAAGTCCGGCAAGCAAAAGCTTGGTGCGCATGGCGCGCCGTCGTCGGCCCACGCGATGGAAGACGCCAAGCGTGTGATGGTGAAAGCATTGATTTCCGACCTGTGGTCGGAGTGGCGGGGGTCCGAGGGAACACTGAACGCCAGACTGGTAGTGGCCCCCGCTACACAAATCGCCGCCTAATGAAGGGATGAAAATGGACAATATCCCCGCCTCGTCCCCGCCCAGTCCCCGCTCTGTCCCCGAACGCGGCGAGATGGCGGATCTGGCGCAAGCATATGCCTCGAGCAGCGTCGACGCCCCGGCGCCGACCCGTTGGACGCCTGCCCAGGTGCAGCTCCGCCTCGTCGAGGCGTTCGACGTCCTGCGCCGGACGCCAATGAAAATCGGCCCTAGGGGATCATCAGGCGCCTGGCCGGCCATCCTTATCGAATGGGAGGACCTGGTTGACGAGTCCACCCGAGAGCGCGTCAAGGCCAGGGTTGAGGCTGGCCTGTACCCGCCATCGTTTCAGATCTTATGGGAGGAGTGGGTTGATCCTCTCACCAAAGGCTATCTGTCGGCCGACGCCGATGAGAAAATCCGCCGTGACACTGGCCGCCCGTCGTCCTTTGAGATTGACCGCGCCGACGAGGCCATGAACTGGTGCGCCCGTTACCTAGGCGACGAACCGCTCAAGGCCGATGCGCTGCACCTCCACTCGTTCTGTATCGCGCTCGATCTCAAAATGGCGAAGCTTTTGCGCCGGCGCACCCTTCGAGCCGACGCCCTCGTCGTCCGCCGCCAAGCCGAGGAAGACGCCGCGCGCGAGCGACGCCGCAAGAGCCTGGCCGCCGAAGCGCTGCAATGGCGCGCCCGCCGCCTCGCTGATGACAGCGGTGGCGTCCTGACCGAGGAGCGGATCGCCAACATCACCGCCAACGCCCGCATCCGCCTCCAGCGCGAGCTTGAGCGCGCCGCCGCAGACGTCAAGCCGATCAAAGTCAGGCGCGGCGACGTCTGGCCCGGTAAGGTCTTCACCCGCTGGCGCGTCGATCACTGGCGGAAAGAGGCAGCCGCCGCCATCGCAGCCGCGCTGAACAGGGATAAGGTAGCCGTCCGCTGATCGGCGTAGGTACATTCCGAGCCTATCGCGCCCAATCACGACTGCTATGGTCCATTCAATGAATAGCGTCGGGCACCGATTCCTCCCCCGGGTCGTGGCATACGCTGAGGCGGTCGCCGAAGCCACTACCGCGACCGCCTCCTTCGTCCCCGCTATGTCTCCGAAACGGGAAAAAATGGGACTTTGTGCAAAACCGCTAGGTCTGCACACACGACCCAGCGGACCTAATTTTGCCCACTACACAAACCGCATGTTTGAGCGTATCGGATCAATATGCTTCGGCGCAGCTGCGTCGCAGAGATTCGGCCCCCCTACACGAAACTCTCCGCTCCCGAGCAAACCGCTCAATTCTGTCAAGCAAAATCGACATGCCCAGGCGCAGAAACATTCGCGCCGGATCAATGGCTTGCGCTTCCGCGACAATTCGGCGCTTGACGACCAGCCAATTTTAGGCCAGTTTCCCCTCGCGTAACCACCATCCTGTAAGGGCAACGCAGGGCGAGCTAAAGGCGAGCATCGCCTCGGCAAGCTAGCCTCAGGCAGCGATGCGATAATCAGCATCGGCTAGCCTCAATGCTTCAGGATAGAGCGCACCCCTGTCTCAGAGTGACATTTTTGGAAGAATGTCGCTGCCGATAGAGCCCTTCGTCGACAGGCGTCTTAGGTGCGCGCTCGATCTCTCCAGAACGTGCAGGACGCGCTATCTCGGCGACTTTCCAGATACTGGCGCGTAGAGCGGCAAGGCGGAGCAGTGGCTGAAACCACGCTCCGCCGTCAGCCTATATTCGATAAGGAAGAGACGGTCCAATGCGCAAGGGCGCTAGATCAGGCAAGAAAGGGCGAAAGATCATGCAAGAGCCAGTTCAAGATCGCGTGATCTTCAAGTCGGTCAACTTCGGCGACCTGCAAAATACACACGACCAGGCCAAAGAGAAGCTTGACCGCGCCACAGAACTGCTGCGCAAGGCTTGGGATGTGTATTCCGAGAGCCAGAGGAATTACAACGCGGCGCGGGAACAATTTGTGTCCGCGTCTAGGACGCTCTTCTCGTTCTGACCAAAGTGCGCTGCGATAGGTTGCGGCAACACTAAAGACGCTACGGATAGGTTGTGGCAACACACCTACCGTGGACAAATAATTCGGTTTCGCTTAGCATTCTGAACACGTCTGACACTTAACACGGCCAGATGGCGGCAATCGTAAGTAGCCGTCTATGCTAAGCGTTTAGACGAGTGGCTTGGCGCCGTGCAGGCAAACCACTCGTCCACACCCATTCCGCGCGGCGGCGCCGGATCACGAGCTGATCGGCCAAGCCTCAACACCAGAGTCCAGATCCAAGCTCGATCTGAACCGTTCGCGCGGAAGCTCATCGCTAAGTCCCTGGAATATCGACAAAGACCAGGAGCGGCTTCGTCGTAAGGAGGACTTCGCCCATAACCATCGCTCATTCCTGCGGACGCCTTCCACCCGAGGCCAAGTCGCGGTTCGTCCCCTCCCGTAAAGCCTTCGCGCTCCATCGCCAGGCACTCAGGCGCGCCCGCCGCGCAAGGCACGCCACGCCCCACCAATACGGAATTGCTATGATTTCCGCAGTCCTTATTCCGGTCGTCCTATGCGCCGGCTATCTGCTGGCTAACGCTGTGGTCTGGGTCGCCTTCGCCTTCATAGACCGATCAGTGCCGCTCTCGACCCAGGACTTTGAGCTATGACGACGGCCACGGCCCTATATGACAATGCCGTCAGCTATCGTGGCTACTTCATCTGGAGCGAACTCGAGAGCGACGACGCCCGGCCATTCATCTTCGTCCAGGACACGTCTCTCGGTGTTTCGGAACATGCCCCGAACACTTACTGGCGCGCCGCCTCTGTCCAAGACGCCGAGAGGCAGATCGACGACTGGCAAGATGTTTGAGCTGAAGATCGATACATCCGCTTTCGAGCGCCAGGCACGCGCAATCAGCGGCGGGATTGACCAACTCGGATATGCGCTGAGTCGCGCCATGAACGTCGCGGTCAAGGACGCTCGCACTGTCCTGGTGCAGCAGACGTGGCCCAAGAGTGTCACTGTCCGCAACAAGAGCTTTCTGAGCGCAGCACTCCGCATGGAGTTTGCGACCAAAGGCAATCTCAGCGTCGCCATCACTGATGCCGGACTGCCGGGTCGCGCGCATCTTGCTCTGCATGCCGATGGGGGAACGAAGGCAGCCAAAGGTCGCCTGGCAATCCCGACCAACGCCGTGCGCAAAGGCGCGTCAGGCGTCGTCGCATCGCAACTGCCCGCCGTGTTGAAGCGGAAGGTCGTCAAGGGTGGCCTGATCTTCCAGGCCTACGGCAGGGGCAAGAACTCGCACCTGCGCCTGATGTACAAGCTGCAATCGTCTGCGACGCAGCCGGCCGACGTTCCTTTCCGAAGCGACTTCGCCGACGCCATGATCAACGGGATCAGGACATCGTTCCCCGAGGCATTCAGGCGGGCGGTCGCGACAGCGCGATAAGTTCTGCAAAGAACAGCCTTGCAGCAGGCCGTCGGCACACATCAAAGAACAACTCGATCCTCGCCTCCATTTCCTTGAGTTCCTGCTTCCCGACGGGGATCTTGATCCCAAACTCAGCCTTCAGATCATCTCTTATGCTTTGAACAGATACCCGCTCGCGCCGAGGGGCTTTCGATATTCTCTTTGCCATGTGGTCCCACGATATGAGTGAGCCGGTTTCGCCCAGCACGACAACCAAATAGCGGATTATTTGGCGCTGCGCACCTCGTATTTTTAATCGGGCACGTGGACCATACAACTTACGCGGGTCCTGCCGGAGGGTAACCCTCCGCACGGGTCACGCCCGAGGTCGACCCGTTTCTAGCGCCAATCGCACAAAACCCCGTAGCACAACCGGCGGATGAATGACCGAGATCGACCCGCACTTATTCGCTACCCAAGCCGAATTCTCCCGACAGCGAGACGTCTCCCGCAAGAGTGTTACCGTCTGGAAGGCGCAGGGCTACGTGGTCCTGAATGACGATGGTCTCGTGGATGTCGTCGCCTCGAACGCGTTGCTTGCGGCGCGGCCCACGAGTTACCGGGGCGGTGTTACCAAGGATGCTCCCGCAGGTAACGGCAGTGGGGCCCGCTCACCGGATGCCCCGATCCTTGACGAGGCTCCCGAGGCAATCGCCAGCGCCGAGGGATGGACGCTCGCCGAGGCGCAGCGGGTCAAGGAAACCTATCTCGCTCGGCTGCGGCAGCAGGAGTTCGAAGAGAATGATCGCCAGCTTGTCCGAATCGAGGAGGTCGGCGCCGCGGTCGACAGTGAGTACGGGATGGTGCGCGAGCGCCTATTGACGCTCCCTGGCAAGCTCGCCGACCGCCTATCACCGGAACAAGTCGCCGCGGTCCGCGCCGAGATCAACGAGGCGCTGAGTGAACTCCACGGCCCCGATGAACTCGCAAGGTAATACGGCCGGCTTGCTGGGAAGGCTGGCATCGTCGAGGAAAATCTTCCGGCCGGCCCCGGTGATGGATTTGGTCGAGTGGGCGGACACCTATCGTCAGGTCGCCAGTGAGACTTCGGCGAGCCCTGGCCAGTGGAAGACGACTTCCCAGCCCGTCGCTTTCGGTCCGATGCGTGCGGTTACTGATGCGGACACGCACACGGTAACGGTCATGGCCGGAACGCAAATTTTGAAGACTGAATTGTGCCTTTGCGCAGCGTTCTATTTCATCCATCTTGATCCGTCGCCGATTCTCTTAGTGCAGCCGACGCAGGGCGCCGCCGAGGCCTTTTCAAAGGAAAGGTTCGCCCCGAGTGTCGAGGCGACGCCGGTGCTACGCGGCCTGATCGCGTCGAGCAAGTCTCGTGACAGCGACAACACGATAACCGGGAAATCTTTTCCCGCCGGCCGGATCGACTTTGTCGGGGCCAATTCGCCGACCGATCTCTCGTCGCGTCCGAAGCGAATTGTCATCGAAGACGAAATCGACAAGTATCCAACGAGCGCCGGGGCTGAGGGCGACCCGGTCAGGTTGGCGGAAGAGCGTGCCTCGACCTATCACGCGGTTGGTCGGGCTAAGTTCATTCGGACCTGTTCGCCGACCGAGGAGGGAACTTCGAGAATTGCCCGCGAATATGAGGCGAGCGACCGCCGGAAGTGCTTCGTCGCCTGTCCGCACTGCGGGTTTGAGCAGACCTTGGCCTGGGCGGACGTGCATTGGGATAAGGACGCCTCGGGGGCCAATCTGCCTGAGACTGCCGGTATTCTCTGCCAAGGCCCGGACTGCGGCGCCATCTGGTCGGAGTCGGATCGACGACGGGCACTTAACGCACTTGAATTCTCGGCTGGCAACGGTTGGCGGCAGACACGGGAATTTTCGTGCTGCGATGAGACGCAGCAACCGACGGTGTGGGACGATTGCGGCCGATCTCTTTGCAAGACATGCGGATCGCGCGCGCCCTATGCGGGGCATGCCGGGTTCAACGTATCAAAGTTCTATTCTAAGCGCCATCGCTTGGCGGATATCGTTAAGGAATTTCTGGAGGCCAAGGGCGAACCGGAGCTGCTGCGCAAGTGGACTAACACGGCGCTCGCCGAGGTCTGGACGCTTCAGGGCGGCGAGAAGATTGACAGCACAGGGCTTATGTCCCGGCAGGAGGCTTATGGGCCTGACGATCTCCCCAATCGGGTGATGGTTGTCACCGGCTTCGCTGACGTGCAGGGCAATCGTATTGAAGCGCAGATGATTGGCTGGGGCTCGGACGAAGAGGCATGGCCCTTCCTTTACGAGGTCATCAATCTCGACCCGGCGCAGCCGCAGGCCTGGAAAGAACTCGACGCGCTATTGTTGAGGATATTCAAACGCAAGGACGGTCGCAAATTACGGGTTGCGGCATTCGGAATTGATACCGGCGGCAACCACGGGGCCATGGTCTACGACTTCTGTCGCCATAAGCGCGGCCGGCGCATCTTCGCCTGCAAGGGGACTGGCGGCAAACGGCCGCTGTGGCCGACACATTCCTCACGCTCAAAATTAAACGATCCGGTTTGGGTGACCGGCGTCGATACGGGGAAAGACGCACTTTACTCGCGGTTGAGGTTCGAACCTCCGGTGGAGAACTTGCCGCGGTCCGGGTACATTCATTTTCCGAGTGGACCAGGCTTTGGCCCCGATTATTTTGAGCAGCTGACGTCGGAACGTCGCGTGACGAGAAAAAAAATGGGCCAGCCCTACACGATTTGGGAGTTGCCATCTGGCAAGAAAAACGAAGTGCTCGACACTTTCGTCGGCGCCATGGCGGTCAGGCGCTCATTGCCTCACCGCATTGAAGCGGGCCTCGAATACGATGTCACGCCCGACGCGGCGATGATCCCTCCGCCCCCGGCGAGGCGGTCCCTGGCGAGTATGGTTGCGAGGTAGAATGTTTGACCCGCGAGGCACGATTTTAGGCGGCCTGCCGGTCGCCACACTGCAAAGATGGCTGACCGAAGCGCAGTGCGCCTATGCCGAGCTCGTCATGGGCCGAAAGAGCGTTTCGGTTTCCTACGACGGCAAGGCAGTGACCTATACCGCGGCGAGCCGTGGGGACCTGGAAAATTTCATCGGACTTATCCAGCGCCAGCTTGGTCAGAACAAGGGCCGACGCGCGCTGCGCCCGTATTTCCGGTGACGAAGAGGACCACCGTGAGCGAGAACCCCGTAAGGCTGCTCGGCCCCGACGGCGCTCCGCTTCCGCCACCGCGGTCGCGCGCCCGTGCCCTAGCCGGCGGGTCGGGCCACTACGGCGGGCCGCCCTTCGATGCTGCTGATCTATACGGTCAGCATATGGCCGCGTGGACTCCGATGCTTTGGAGCCCGGACTCCGAGCTAAATCCATATCGCGACCGCATCGTAAGCAGAATCCGGGACATCGTAAAAAATGACGGATGGGCGTCCGGCATCGTTACGCGAATTCTTGACAACGCCGTTGGCCCTAATCTTCGTCCGATTGCCAAACCAGATCACAAGTTCCTGGCGAACTATTCCGGCAACAAGGCGTTTGACCACGTCTGGGCGCTCGAATTTTCGCGGGCGCTCGATGCAAATTGGCGTTCGTGGGCTCACGACATCGGCAAATATTGCGACGCCTCGCGCAATCAGACCTTCGGCCAGATGATGCGCACGGCGTTCCGCCACAAGCTGATCGACGGCGACGCCCTATCGGTCGTGGCGTGGATACCGGAGCGGGTGGGGCGCGGGCGGGCGAGATATTGCACGGCGATCCAACTCGTCGACCCGGACCGGCTGTCCAATCCGCAACTGCGGTTTGACCAGCAGTCTCTGCGCGGCGGCGTCGAGATCGACGAATGGGGCGCCGCAGCTTTCTATCACATTCGGCGCGCGCACGCTGGCGATTGGTTTTCGGCGGCCGAGTCTCTGACATGGGATCGCCTCCCTCGCGAAACGTCGTGGGGGCGCCCGATCATCGTCCATGATTTTGACGCCGAGCGCGCCTCGCAGCATCGCGGCGGTGCTGGCATCTTCGCCCCTGTGCTACAGAAATTGAAGATGTTGGTGAAGTACGACGGAACCGAACTCGACTCCGCGATCATCAACAGCATCTTCGCCGCCTACGTCGAGTCCCCATTTGACCGCGAGATGGTTGGCGAGGCGCTCGACGACGGTGAACACCTCAATACCTACCAGCAGGGCCGCAAGGAATTTCATGACGAGACGAAAATCGCTCTCGGCAATGCGCGCATTCCGATTCTCTTCCCTGGGGAGAAGATCAATACCGTGAGTGCGGAACGGCCGGCGAGCAACTTCTCGGCTTTCGAGAGCGCGGTCATCCGCAACGTCGCGACCGGCGTCGGCCTGTCGGCGCAGCAGGTCTCCAACGATTGGTCTGATGTGAACTATTCGAGCGCGCGCGGCGCGATGCTCGAAGCGTGGAAGACGCTGTGGCGTCGCCGACACGACTTCTCTGACTCCTTCGCCGGACCAGTCCGCGGCGCATGGCTCGAAGAATCGATGGAAATCGACGACTTGCCGCTGCCAAACGGCGTGGTCCCGGAGTTCGCGGAGTGCCGTAACGCTTATGCGCGCTGCCGATGGCTTGGACCGCCGGTAGGTTGGCTCAACCCGGTTGACGAGCGTACAGGCGCGGTTATCGGTATGGACGCTGGCTTCCAGACTCTCGAGGATGTCTGCGCCGAGCAAGGTCTCGACTACGAGGAAGTGCTCGAGCAGCGGGCGCATGAGATCAAGATGTTCGACGATCTCGGCATCCCGCGTCCCGAATGGTCCGGCCAGGTGGCAGTTAGTCGCATTGTTGCAAAACCGGAAGCCCAGTGATGAGCGAACGCATTATCTCATTGAGCGAGCGGTTCTTCAATGTCCCGCTGGCTCTCCTGCCGGCGCGCGCGCCGACACTGCTCGAAGGATTGCGCGCGTCGAGGGGGCCGGCGGCGATGGCCGGCGCGGGCCAGGTCGATCGCCGTCCCTACGATGTTGTTGACGGCGTCGCGGTAGTACCAATCCAAGGCATTCTGCTCCACGGCGATGCCTGTTGGTGGGGCGAGATGTCCTATAGCGCGATCACTGACTGTCTGGTGATGGCGCTCGCCGACCCAGAGGTTCGTGCGATCGCGCTACATGTGGATTCTCCCGGGGGCGAAGTCGCCGGCTGCTTCGATTTGGCCGACACCATCTTCGCCATGCGCGGCCTCAAGCCGATTGTGGCCATCGTGGATGAAAATGCCTATTCGGCCGCCTATGCCCTTGCCTCGGCCGCAGATCAAATCTTCGTGCCGAAAACTGGCGGCGTCGGATCGATCGGCGTGATCACCATGCACGTCGACGTCACCAAGGCGCTCGAACAGTTTGGCATGAAGGTGACGACGATCCAGTTCGGCTCGCACAAAAGCGACTCGTATCCAACCACCCCGTTGAGCGACGAAGCTCGCGCGCTCATGCAGACCGACATCGACGCCCTCGGCGAGATGTTCGTTTCGCTGGTCGCGCGCAATCGCGGGATCACACCAGAGGCCGTGCGGTCCACGCAGGCTGGAACATTTCTCGGAGAGGCCGGCGTCGCTGCCGGGCTCGCCGACGCCGTGATGGCAGCAGACGACGCGTTTCTAATGCTGATCAAGCAAATTGCGGCTTAAGCCGAGAAGGAGAATTCTATGAGCGTAGTTCCCAACGCCGGCAAGTCGCCGTTTGCCCACCTCGCCGGCGTCATCCAGAACGCCAAGGCCGACAACGGCGACGATGACGACGAAGCCAAGAAGGCCAAGAAGGCCGAGGAAGAGAAGAAGGAAGACGACGAGGCCAAGAAGGCTGAGGAAGACAAGAAAAAGGACGACGAGGCCAAGGCCAAGAAGGCTGAGGAAGACAAGAAGAAGGAAGACGACGAGGATGAGGCCAAGGCCAAGTCCGAAGGCGACGACGAGTCCGACGACAAGGACGACAAGAAGCCGGACGCCCGCACGGCCCGCGCTCACGAACGCGGTCGCATCAAGGCCATCCTTCTATCCGAGCCGGGCAAGGCTAACCCGGTGGCTGCGGCTCACCTGGCGACCGGGACCTCGATGTCGCGCAGTCAAGCGATCGAGATGCTTTCCGCGATGCAGGCAAGCGCTCCGGCCACGACCGCGACTGTCAGCGACAAGCTGCGCGGGCGCATGGCCAACGAGACGATCCCGGCCGTCGGCGCCGGCGACGTTCAAGGCTCTCCCAATCTGGCGCAACAGATCGTGGCGGCAGGCAAGAAGCGCCGCGGCGAGATCTGATCGCACCGCTGACAAACACATCACCCCAAAATAAAGGAACTTCGACATGACTCTCTCGGTCAGCAATCTCGGGGACAACCCGCAGCAGCCGACTTACATCGCGGACGCCTACATCCCGGATCAGCTAATTGCCGGGCACCTTCATCTCGTGACGGACGGCGCCGCAACACTCACTGGTAGCGCCGCGCTTCAGCGCGGGACTGTGCTCGGCCGCGTGACCGAGAGTACCGCTGTCGCGACTGCCGGCAAGGCGTTCGCCTCCGGCACGATCGTCGTCGCCGCCATTCCGACCAGCGGCGACACCGTCACCGTCGACGGGACCGTCTACACGTTCTCCACCCCTCCGGGGACGTATCAGGAAAATATGTTCAGCGGCGCGACGGTTTATCTGCAATCGACCACGGCGCTCTGCGCTCAGGCGTTCATCCAGGCACTCCAAGCCGCGAGCGACTCCTACACCACGCTGATGACCTATTCGCTGAGCGGTTCGACGATCACCGCAACGTCGAAGATTCCTGGGACCGGCGGTAACGGCTACACACTCGCGACTTCGGCCGCCGCGCACTTCACGGTTCCCGCCACTCTCACTGGCGGCACCAACAATACCGGCACCTCGAGCGTGGGCAGCATATCGCTCGGCCTCAAGGCGCAGATTGGCAACTACACGATGGCCCTGGCCACGACCAGTCAAACGTCAGCCTTTACGGTGTACGATCCGTCGGGCGAGGTGGTTGGCACCGGCGCTGTGGGTACGGCTTTCACCGACGCGCAGATCAACTTCACGATCACCGCGGGCGGCACAGCGACGGCGGCCGACGCTTTCGTCATCACTGTGGGGCAGAGCACCGGGTCGTTCAAGCTGGCGGTGGGTTCTGCTGTGGACGGCAGCCAGATCCCGGCGGCCATCCTTGTCGACTATACCGACGCTTCCGCCGGCGACGTGAATTGCGGCGTCTATCTCATGGGCGAGTTCAACGGTAACGCGCTGATCTACGACCCGAGCCTCTCGTTGGCGGCGATCAAAACCGCGCTCCGCCCGCTCGGCATCCACATCAAGAACGTCGTCTCGGCTTCCGACCCGAGCTGATTCCACCCCCTCTTTCCTGAAGTCCTGAACCGATCCCACCGGGCGCCGGCCGCCAGGGGACCTCCACATACGGAGAATCCCTATGGCTGGCCCTGCTACCGGTACCCTGATTTACGACACAAATACCCTCATTCAGGTTGTCCCCAATCTGAAGCGTCCGACGTCGTTCCTCCTCGACAAGTTCTTCCCGAATATCGTCACGTCGGACACGGAGTTTGTGTCGATCGACATCGATGTCGGCAAGCGCCGCATGGCGCCGTTCGTCTCGCCTCTCGTTGAAGGCAAGCTCGTCGAGCAGCGTCGCATCCAGACGAACATCTTCAAGCCCGCCTATATCAAGGACAAGCGCGCGCCGGATCTGCGCAAGCCCGTTCGCCGCATGATCGGCGAGCGGATCGGCGGCGACATGACCGGCGCCGAGCGTGAGATGGCCAATCTCGAGTTCGAGATGACCGATCAGATGGACATGATCACTCGCCGGCTCGAATGGATGGCCGCGTCGGCGTTGCTCAACGGCAGTGTCACGGTGGCTGGCGAGGGATTCCCGACGGTCGTTGTGGACTTCTTGCGCGACCCGGCGCTCACTGTCGCAAAGACGTCAACGGCAAAATGGACGGCGGCCAACGTCGTCGCCGGCAATGCGTCCCCAACGACGGACATCGAAGCGTGGCAGCGCCAGGCTCTGAAATCGTCCGGCGCCGTGGTGGACAACCTGATCTTCACCACATCGTCGTGGCTCGGATTTATCGCCGATCCGTTGCTGAAGGGCGCGATCTTCTATCCGCGTCTCGGCGAAGCCGGCAACACTGTCGACCCCGGCGCGCAGATCGATCGGGGCGGCGTGTTCAAAGGGAAGTGGGGCCAGTACAACCTCTGGGTCTACAACGAGTGGTACGTCAACGACACGACGAACGTTGAAACGCCCATGCTCGCTGACGGCTCTGTCCTGATGTCGGGACAAGCGATGATGGGCACGCGCGCATTCGGCATGATTATGGACCCGTATTTCACCTACGCTTCGTTGCCCTTCGCACCGAAGACCTGGGTGACGGAAGATCCGGCGCAACGCCTGATCCTCATGCAGTCGAGCCCGATTGTGATTCCCTCGCGCGTCAACGCCTGCGTCGGCGCCACGGTGTGCGACCCGGTGTACACCTAATCTGCCCGTCCACTGAACCTCTTCGCGGCGAGGATTACGCCGCGAAAACCATGGAGTAGCCGTGATGGCTGAAGAGCAAAGAGAAAAGATGGTCCGCGCGACCGTGGCGCAAGGCCATACGATCGAGGGGCCAGTCGAGGGCAAGAAGAGGGTCGTCGGATATTTCCCCGGCTCCGATGGAACGCCCGGCACCGGCCGTCCAGTCGAGGTTGCAGAAGTGCGTGCTTATGGCCCCGGCGAGGAAGTCATGCTGACTGCCTCAGACGTGTCACACTTACGCCTGACAGGGCATCTCGTCGACCCCGACAAGAAAGCGCCGAATTATGGGCCCGGCCCATCCTTCAATCGAGACGTCGCGCCAAGCGCTGGCGCGGCCTGATTAACGCCTGATGTCGATCGATTTTGAACGGCTCGTCCTCGGCCCCTGCGAGGATACCTTTGCTGTTCCGATCACGATCACCCCGACGCGATCGATCCCTAATGCGGGGTCTTATCGCGCTCGGGGGATCTGGACGTCGCGGACGGTCGAGATCCCCATGGATGACGGAACTGTCATCCGGTCGAACGACATGAACGTCGGCATCAAGATTGTGGAGTTTCCGGCACTGCCGATGAAGAACGACGGGCTGCTCGTCAACGGCGTGAACTACACGATCTACGATGTGCAGATAGACGGTCAGGGCGGCGCCAAGCTGGTGGTCAAAAACGCATGAGCAGCCAGGCCGCCGTCATTAGGGATGCGCTGCTGGCGCTTCTCTCGCCCTCGATGTCCGGCATCGTGACGACGACGAAGGCATCCGTCGACACTCTCGAAGAGGCCGACCTGCCGGCGCTCTGCGTCGTCGCCGCGCGCAACAGGGCCGAGCGGGATTCGCCTGGTGACCTGGTCGGCGAGCCCTACCTGCGCAACGAGGCGAACATCGTCGTCACGGTGCGCGACAAGGCGACGACGCGCGATGCAATCGCCGCGCAGCTCGACGCATGGATCGACACCATCAAGAGCGTGACGTTGACGGCCTCGCGTAATGACGCCGCGCCGACGACCGGAGCGACAGGTCTTGGCGCTGCCTTTGTCGACACCAACGAGGGAATCCTCTCGGTCGAGGAAGCCCAGGAAATGTCGCCAAAGGACGGCGGCTTTTTCTTCGGCAACGCCCACGTTCTCTTCGTGATGCAGTATCACGAAACTTGGCCGCCTTACGTGCCTGACGCCTTCACGACGTTGGGCGTCACCGTCTTGCCGGCCGACGATCTCGCGGCTGCGGTCATTCCAGATGTTGCCGTCTTCACCGCCTCGATCGCCGGCAATGTGATGATAGTCAGCGACGTTGCCGTTGGAGCGCTTCAGCCATTCCTGGTGATTTCCGATACGGACGGAAATGTCGAGCCAGGGACGATCATCACCGAGATTGATCCGAGCGCTGCAGGCGGCCCTGGGGTCTACACGGTGAACCATTCTCAGACCGTCGCTTCCGAGGAAATGACGGCCGATCAGGCGCTCACCGCCGAGTTCACAATCGCCTCATAGGAGGACCACATGATCTTCGTCAAAGCCGCGCCTGGGATGAAACTGAAGCATCCTTCGCTGCACGCCTCGCAGACGCATTTGCCAGAGAGCGGCGCCTACTGGCCCGACGACGCTTTCACCCATCGCCGCATTCGCGACGGGGGCGTTGTGGCCGTAGAGCCGTCCGCCGATCCGCCCGCCGCGCCAGATGCGCCTCCTGCCATCCGGCCCCGATCGACGACCTATCGGTGACTGCCGCCGCCATGGGCGAAACCTTCCCGGCCGAATATGTCCGCGAGCTGCGGAATGAGAACAAACGCCGGCGCCTGCGCGTCATCGATCTTGAAGAGGCGCTGATCGCAAAGGAAATCGCGATCGAGGCTGATCGCCAGGGGCTCTCACAGGATCTCATTGAGCAGGTCCAAACCCTCATGGTCGTCGTCGGCGATAAGGGCGTTGTCCACGGCGCACGAGAGGCTGTCTTGTTCGTAAAGGCCCGCCAGTAGGCATCGGCCTAGCGGCCAATTAACCAGGGCTCCCCGCCCGCCATCATCACCCACCGGGCGCCGGCCGCCAGGGGTTCCGCAAAAAAGGAACACCCCTGATGAGCATCAGTTTCCCCTCGTTTCCGTCCGGCTGGCGCCTTCCTCTCTTTTGGGCCGAGATCGATCCTTCGCAGGCCGGCGGCGGCGGCAACCCAAACCTGCCCGCTCTTCTCGTCGGCCAGATCCTCTCCTCGGGAAGCGTGTCATCCGGCATTCCGTCCGCGGTCGGCGTGCCGATCGCCGTTGGCTCCCCGGCGATGGCGATCAGCTATTTTGGCGCCGGCTCGATGCTCGCCGACATGTGCAGCATATTCTTCGGGATTAATCCTGCCGCTGAGCTGTTCTGTCTTCCGATTGCCGATTCTGGTGTCGGATCGGCGGCGACCGCAACGTTCACCGAGGCAACGAACAAGAACTTTCTGGCGACCGACACAATCACGATCGGCAACCAGACCTTCAACTTCGTTTCGACCATCGGGTCCACGGCGGGCAACATCCTGGTCAGCGCTAACACCAACGCCGGCTTCGCCGCGACGATGGTCAACATCATTGCATCGATGGCTGCTTCGATCAGCGGCAGCGGTGCGACGGCGAACTACGTCCCGTGTGCGACGCCCAGCAACGTCTCTGGTTCCATCGCGGCGGGCAACGGCCTCACCTCCGGCCAGACCTGCATTTTCACGGCCCTCACCGGCGGATCGGCCGGGAATTCCCTCGCTTCGACCTATACCGACACGGGCGGCGTTTCGGCCGGCTCGTTCGGCTCCACGACCTTCTCGGGCGGCGGCTCCGGCGCCGGCGTCAAGGCGACTGGTTCGATCACGATCGCCTCAGCCGCTTCGGACGCCGGGGTCCTGACGATCTACATCGCCGGCCAGCCGGTCCAGATCTCGGTCGCGACGACGGACGCTACGAGCGTCGTGGCGGCTAATCTCACGGCCGCCATCACCGCTATGACAAGCCTGCCCGTCTCTGCGGTCCAGGTGGCAAACGCAGTCAACCTGACCTGCCTATGGAGCGGCGTGACCGGCAACGATATCCAGATCCAGCCGAACTACCTCGGTTCGCAGAACGACGAATTTATGCCTACCGGCATGAGCGTTACAATCGTCGCGATGGCGAATGGGGCCGGGACGCCGAACTGGTCGGCGCCGATCAGCAACCTCGGCGACGATGTCTATTACTACACCGGCATGCCCTACACGGACACGGCCAGCCTGAGGGCTTGGGACACGGAGTACGGCTTCACCTCGTCGGGCCGCTGGGGATGGCTGCGCCAGCTCTACGGGAACGTCTACAGCGCGATCCGCGGCAGCTATTCGACGCTGATCAGCTGGGGACCGACGGGAAATTCCGGGGTCGAGAGCGTGATGGGCGTCGAGACCTCAAGCCCATCCCCAGTGTGGGAGTGGACCGCGGCCTACACCGCCCAGGCGATGCAGGGCTTTTCGGAAGATCCGGCGCGACCGCTGCAAACCCTCGAGCTCACAGGCATCCTGCCGGCGCTCAAGCCGGATCGGTGGACCAAGGCCGAGGCCAACGCCCTCGCCGGCGTCGGCGTCGCCGTCCAGATGCGGGGGCCAAACGGCTACCCGGTGATCATGATCGAAGCCACGCGCTACCAGGTGAACTCGTTCGGCACGCCGGATATCGCCTACAATCTGGTGACCACGCTGACGACGCTCGCTGCGTTGCTGATGGCGATGAAGTCGGCAATTACGTCGAAATATCCGCGCTCCAAACTGGCTGACGACGGGACGAACTTCGCCACCGGCCAGGCGATCGTCACCCCAAAGTCGATCCGCGGCGAAATCATCTCGGAATACCTGCTCGCGGAATACAACGGCCTGGTCGAGGACGACGCCACGTTCGGCAAGAACCTGGTGGTCGAACGCAGCAGCACCAACCCGAACCGCGTCGATGTGCTCTATCCGCCAAATCTGATCGGGCAATTGCGCATCTTCGCCGTGCTCGCCCAGTTCCGACTGCTCGGTTCGTCGGCGCAGCCGATCTCGGTCTAACCTAAAATATTCAACTGAATTAAGACCCACCGGGCGCTGGCCGCCAGGGGTCGTTCCAAGAGGAACTTCCCCATGGCACAGAGAATCGCAGGCGTTGCTTATTTGAAAGTTGACGGGGTCCAATACGCTTTGCGCGGCAATTTCACCGTCAGCCCGTCATTGCTTGAACGGCAAATGCTCGCCGGGCAGGACGGTGTTCATGGATACACAGAAATGCCGCGCGTTCCCTTCATCGAAGGGGACATTTCGTTGCAGCCCGGGTTCTCTCTGACGGACGCTGAAGATATCACCAATTCTACCATTACGGGTGAATTGGCGAACGGTAGCACCTATACGCTGGTGAATGCTACGACGACGGCCGCGTACTCAATCAATACTAAGGAAGGGCTGACTCACATCAGGTGGGAAGGCATGAATTCCAACGAGTCTGTCGGCGGTTAATCCGTCACCCGCCTAGCTAAAGGAGGCCTCGATGGCCAGCGAAGATCGCAAGGAAGACACCGCGAGCGACGGCGAGTTTGTCGTCATCAAACTCACCAAGCCGATCAAGGCGCACGGGGAAACCCTCGAAGAGATCAAGTGCCGCGCGCCGACGGCGGCCGACATCATCCAGATCGGCAACCCGGTGATCTACGAGTTCATGATCGACGGGCGGCCTCGGATCACTTACGACGACGGCCGCATGGCGCGGATGATCTCGCTGCTCGGCGGGGTTCCCCCATCTTCAGTTGCGCAGATGTCGCCGCGTGAATTCGTTTCGGCGTGCTGGATTATGCGCGATTTTTTTCTCCCGGCGTAGTCGAGGGCGCCGTGAACTCGGCCTTAAAATTGGCGATGATTTTTCATTGCAGTCCCTTCGACGTTTTGGCCCAGCCGGTTCGCGTGGTCGACGAAGTGCTTAGGGCCACAAACGCCCTTCTCGCAGAAATGGCGGATGACTGATGGCCAACGATCTCCGCCTCTCGGCAGTCGTCGAAGATAAATTTTCAGCGCCGCTGAAGAAACTGCAAGAGCAGCTGACACAAGTCGGCGGGCGCGAACACGCGACGCGCATCGGAGAACAGGCCACCGCGTTCAAAAAAGCGCATGAGGAAGTCGGAAAATTTGGCGCCCAGCTCAAGGGCGTTCTCGCACCTGCCCTCGACGCGGCCGGCCTTTCGATGCTCGGGATCGGGGGCGGCCTCGCCGGCATGGTCGCTGGGATAAATAACGCGAGCACGTCGCTGAACGGCCTGCGTCGCCTGTCGGCGACGCTTCAGGTCCCGGCCCAGTTCATCAAAGATCAAGAGGCCCTTTTCCAGCGCTTCGGCATAGGCGCTGATGAGGTCGACAAATTTCTGCAACACGCGCAAGACGCCTTCCGCGACTTCAAAAAAGGTCTCGGCGAGTTCCACGCCGCCCTCGCCGATATCGACCCGAAGGAAGCGGGCCGCATGATGGGCATGGATACTTTGCCTGCGGCGGTCCAGGAATATGAGCGATATCTGAATTCGATCAAGGACCCGACGCGGCGCGCGCGCATGGCGGCGCTGTTCCTCGACGATGAAGCCGGGCGAGAAATTGGGACCGTCACTCGCCAGCAGTTCGATACAATCGTCAAGGAGACGCAAGACGGCGCGGCCCGGGTGACGCAGGCCGACCAGGACGCCGCAGCGGATTGGGAAAAGTCATGGGATAAATTCAAGAATTCCTTGGAGACCACGCGGAACACGATAGCGCCCCCCGTTATGTCCGCTGCGACATTTGCCTTACAAGGGTTCCCATACCAACCCGAAGAGGCCAAGAACGCCGCGGATATCGAGAAGAAGGCCAGCGACGCTTACAAGGCGAACGGCGGCGAATGGGGTGAAATCCAACAGACCGCGAAGGGATGGTGGAACCGCGGTAAGGACTGGTGGAACAGCAGCCCAGCACCGCCTTTTACGTCGGCCGCTCAAGCCGTATCCAAATCGATGACGAGTCCTTCCTGGGGGGATATGCCGGCCGCCGGCAGTTTTAAGAATTCTCTCGAGGCGGCGCCAAACGACCCGAGCGGATTTTTCATCCCGCCGGGCGACGACAGCACCTCAAAGGAAAAGCAGACAGGGCTGCAAAAGACGATCCAGAGCACCGCAATCCTGTTGAGCCTACGCGACGTCAGCATCGACGCCGAGCGGCGCATCTCGGAATGGTGGCGCAAAGGAATAGCCGCGGGGATCAGCGGTGCGCTCAATCCCGACACGCTGGAATCGCAGGCCGCGGCGGCGTCACTGGAGAGTGTGAACAATCCCGGCGGATATCGCTCGGTCTATGGCCCGGCAGGATCGCCGCCCCCGTCGTCGAACAACCCCGCCGTGCGATCCCCCGGGGGCGGCGGCCTGACCGGCGCCGGTGCGGCGGGCTATCGGCAGGTCTATGAGGCGGCCAAGGCGGCTGGCGATCCCTATCCCGAGGTCACAGCCGCGCAGTGGGCCAACGAGTCCGGGTGGGGCGCGCATCCCTCGGGCAAGAACAATTTCTTCGGCCAGACCGCGCCCGGTGGCGGCTTTGTTGATTACCCGACACCGGAGGCCGGGCTTGCCGACCATTTGAGGCGGTGGACAAATTTTCCCGACTATCAGAGCGCGAAAACGCCCGAGGAAGCGCTTCAGGCTAAGATTCGACACGGCTACAATCAGAACGCCGAATACCCTGGCCGCGTCATGGCCGCGATGAAGGCCGGCGAACAATCGCGCAAATCTGTCTCGGCGTTCGCTATGCCGAGCGGACCTGGCAGCCTTGCGCCGAGCGACACGCAAATCGTCGGCGGCGCTAACCTCATGTCGAGCGGCGAGTTCGAGAGAAAGACAGGCATTCATCCGACCGTCGGCGGCGATCTTGTCCAGGTCAAGACGGCCGGGGGCCATACTTTCACGGTCAACAAATACGGCGCCGCAAATTTCAAGGCGTTTGTCGAAGACCTGGAGGGCAGGGGCTACAAGTTCAATGGCGACCCGCAGGGCTACAACCCGCGCAGCAAGTTTGGTGGAGGCGGCCCGTCCGAGCACGCCTACGGCAACGCGATTGACATCAATCCCGGGGCTAATCCGTACACCCATGACGTGAACCGGCCATTGCAGACCGACCTGCCCCCCGACGTTTCTGCCCTTGCGGCCAAATACGGCCTGTCGTGGGGAGGCGACTGGAGGAGCGTCAAAGACGCGATGCATTTCGAATATCGCGGCTCGCCATGGACTCCCAATACCGCGAAGACGGGCGCAGTCGATCGGGCAATCGGCGCGCAGAGCTTTCTCCAAGGCGGCGGGATGGGCGCCAACGGTGTCGTCCATATCAATTTGCACGGCAACCTGCGCGACGTGAACGCCACGACAAAGATCGCCGGCGGCCTGTTCAAGAAGGTCAATCTGAACCGCGGCGAGACGATGCCGAGCGCGACGGGGTAAATGATCAGTTAGACCAAACAAACATCGCGACGCCCACATCAGTCTCGACAACAGCCTCGATCGGGTTGCAGGAAAGATATCCCGACCACGTTTGGCCGAAGCGCATCACAACCGGCAAGCGCCTCGAGTCGGCGTCGGGGCCACAATTGCCGCGATTTATGGTGAGCGACAGAATTGTTATCGCGTCGACGCGGCTTTGAACCGTCAGCCGCCAGCCGCCGCCAGAGTAGTCACGAAGGTAGGCTTTCGAAGTCGTCACCGAGTTTTGTGCCAATTCATTCGCGGTGTTTGGAGTGTCTTGGGCGCGGGATGTAGAACTCATCGCTATAGCGACGGCGATGGAAATCAAAATCGTTGTTTTCATGAGCGTTGTTTCTCCACGTCGCCGAGTGACTTCTCGACAAGCCGGCGGATTGCCTCGGGGCGCGACGGCCTCGGGCCCGGTTGTGACGCAATCCAAGCGTCGATTGCGTTGAGCGTCTGCCTCTTTAGGCGGGCGCGGACCAACTCGCTATCGACTCTCGGCCGACCACGCATTGTTTTTTTGTGCTCATTCATCGGCCTTATATGAGCACATAAAAGGCGTCCCGTCAAGGTATCTCACTACACGGAGGGAATGACCATGGCCTCGTTCCCTTCACCATCCGCTGACTGGAAGTCCAATCTGCTCCCGGCTTCCTATAACGGCGTCGGATTCTACACCCTCATCAGGGTCAAGACGTCCGGTCGGCGCGAGATTGAACACGAATTCGCCAAGGAAGACACTCCGTTCGGCGAGGATATGGGGAGGCGCGGCTACCGTTTCACCATGACGGGCTACGTGATCGGCGGCGATTACGTAGCAAACATGGCAGCCCTCATGGGCCAATTGGAGACCGAAGGGCCGGGGACTCTCGTCCACCCTACCATGGGGCCGATCGCGGTGATCCCGGGGCTCTACGAGGTCACGGAGCGCGAAGAACGCGGCCGAATGGCCGAGTTCGTGATGAATTTCATCGAGGCAGGCTCATCGTCGTCGACAAACCCGGTTGACGATACCGCCGGGCAGGTCGGGGCGGCGGCGCAGCCGGCGGCGGATGCGACTTCCGGCACGCTCGATGCGAGCACGGGCTTCAGTGCTGACGGCGCTTCGTCGCCAGGGGCTGGCGTTTCGTCTTCCTCCGTCAATTCTTCGATGTCGGGCTACGCGCCCTCTGGGCTCACGGTGCCGACCACCTTCTCCTCGATAGGGGATAGCGCCTCGTCATGAGTATGAGCAAATCCAACGCCCCGCGCTCGCATGGCGTTCTGATCGTCGTCGGCGATCGCCGCTATCGTCTGGAAAGAATAGCAAGCGGCGACGTCGTAATCCACGACAATCAGGGTCAGAAAGTGCACCTCAAGGCGATCGCCGCACCATGAGCATGTCCAAATCCGACGCCCCGGAAGCGCTGGCGGTCCTGACGACGGTTCTGACCGCGCTCCAGGCCAACGCCATGATGCAGGCCAGTGGCGCCGCTGCCTCGACGCTTTACTACACCTTTGGCGCGATGGAATCGTTCGCGCCGTCGGCGATTGAATTCAACTGGCTCGGATTGCCGCTTTCGCAATGCTTCTATCTCGCCAGGGTATCAGGGATCACGCTGGCCGGCATGGCGGCGGTTCGCGCCGTGGCGCAGGCACAGACGCCGACGGGGACACCGGCCAAGGCGGTTGCGCTGGCCTGTGCGCGCTTTGCTTTGATCCAGGAAGCGCAAATCCTGGCGCAAACGACGTTCGTCAGCAGCGGCGACGTCAACGAGGCGATCGCGGTCTACAACACGGCCTTCGACCGCGCGCAGACCGAAGCGGCCGACGCAATGCAAATCGCGGCGTATCGAAGCCTGGTGACGCTGCACGCGGCGATGAGCCACGATCTTTCGATGCGCGCGCTGCAACTACCTTCGATGATCCGCTACTCCTTCGGGCGGTCCTATACGGCGGTTGGCCTAGCACAGCGGCTGTTCGGCGACCCGACGCAGGCCATCAACCTAGTTCAGGAGAACAAGGTCCCTCATCCCTATTTCATGCCGCTGTCGGGCAGCGCGCTGGCATTGGCGGCTTGAGGCGTGCCTAATCCATCCGAAGTTGCGTCGATCACAATCGGCGGCAAGCAGTATACGACGTGGAAGACTGTTTCCGTCGAGCGCACATTCAAGCACGGCGGCGCGTCCGCCGAATTCAGCATCATCGAGGATGCCGCGACCTCAGCACCCGGCGGCCCAGGCGGCGTCACCGTTTTGTCGCCGGCGCAGGTCGGGTTAGGGGGCACGCAGGTCATCGACGGCTTCGTCGAGATGGTCCAGCGCGCGTACAGCCCACAACAACACGGTGTGTTGGTGCGGGTCGTTTCCAAAACCATCTTGACCGTCAAAAGCACGGTTCGCACCAGTCCGGGCCAGTTCAAGGGCTACACACTTTCGTCGCTGGTCAACACAATCGCGGCGCCGGTCGGCGTGTCCTTCAGCTACGGTGCGGGCGGCGCGCCGGCCAACGCGGAAAAAGTCTTCGAACGCGTTTCGCTCAACGTCGGCGAAAGCATGCACGTGGCGATCGGCCGCCTGGCGGCCATGCGCAACATCTATCTGACCGACGACGCCAACGGCAATATCGTCGGCATGCGAGCATCGGGGTCGGGAGGTTCCGGCGCGCAGCTGACCGAGGGCGGCAACATCAAGTCCGCAATCGCGGTGTTAAGCACTCGCGATGCGCTAGAACAATACGATGTCCAGGGCCAGAATTTTTCGACCGATCAGCGCTGGGGCCGGCAGGCCAGCGCGGTCTCGGCGACGGGGGGATATAGCGGCGAGCCTGGTACTTACAAGAATACGACAATGCCGATGCCGGGCGACTCGACCGACGCGGCGATGTATTGCCAACGTGTGATCGGCGAAGATGCCGCGCGGTCGGTCGAAGTAACGGTGGTCGTGCGGGGATGGTTCGCTGACGGCGGCAATCTCTGGATTGCAATGATCGGGCAACAGGTCACGGTCAATTCGCCGTTGCTGTTTCCGAATGACAAAACAATGTCACTCTATATCCGCGGCGTCACGCACAAGCAAAATGATGCGACGGGCACGGAGACAGAGATCGTGCTCTGCAACATCTTCGGGCTTGGCGGCGACGCGCCCGCCGGAACTGATGAAACGATGCCGGGCGGAACGCCTACACCGGCGACGCCGGATGCTCCCGATGCGCCTGATCCGGCAGCCAGTCCTGGCGAATTTTAACCGGTCGAGAGGACACGGAATGCCGCAGATCGGAAAACCGCAGACGGGCCTGGACCGAACCGCAAACGGGATAGGGCGCGCGTTCATCACAGCGACCGACGACACGAAGTTGTGGCAGGAGGTTACTCATAAGGGCCACCAGAACGAACAGGCTGACACAATCGAGCACGCTCATCCCTACGGCTTCACCTCGCGCGTGCAGCCGCCGTCGAACGGCAAGGGCGCGGAGGGGATCGTCGTCTATCCCACCGGGGATCGATCGCACGGCGTCACGGTCGTCAACGGCGATCGTCGTTATCGGCTCTATAAGCTAGCCAACGGCGAAGTAGCGCTGCATGACGATCTTGGCCATCAGATCCATATGTCGCGGACAGGGATCGTCGCATCGGCGCCAAACAGCAAGAACATCACCCTCCAGATCATGGAGAGCGATGCCCTCCCGCAGGATCAGAAATACGCTCAGGTACAGCAGAAGGGACGCCCCACCGTCGCAACGTTCGTCCTCAACGCAAAGGGACTCACAATCAATGCTCCCCAGATTACGCTCAATGCAACCGGCGGTGCGCTGACGATGACCGCGTCCGGCACTACGACGCTCACTGCGCCGAACATCAAGATCAACGGCAACGTCGACATCAATAGCTGAGGCTCGGCGACGATGGGATTTCCTGTGGCGAGGCTTGGCGACACGGGGACGCACGGCGGCGCGATTATCACCGCGGCATCGAAGACGAAGTGCGAGGGGCAGATGGTAGCGCGCGTAGCCGACATCTACAACTGCCCAATCCACGGCCCCAACCCAATCACGTCCGGCTCGCCACAGTGGATCACGGAGGGACACCTGACTGCCCGCACTAGCAGCACGACGGCGTGCGGCGCGACGATCATCGGTGGCGCGACCAAGACGTTTTGCGACTGACATGACCGACATCCGCATCGTCCAATACTCGCAGTTCGCTGGGCCCGTGCTGCTTGATTGGTTGCTGACGCCGCTCGGACAATTGGACGAGACCGAGCAGCTTGCGACCGCCATCATTGTCGCGCTCGGGACCGATGGGCTGGCCGCCGCGACCGACACGCTGCCGAACATCGGCGACGACAACCTCAGAGGCTGGTGGGGCGATCTCGACGCGGACATAATCTGGAACGGCTGGCCGATCGGTTCGAAGTTGTGGCTACTGTCGCGATCGAAGATCACCGGCGCGGGCTCCAAGCAAGGCCCAACCGTCGCGCAGGTGCAGCACTACATCAATGCCTGCATCCAGCCATTCATCAAGGCGAGAGTCGCGACGTCGTTCACGGCCGTGGTGACCAATCCAGACCGCGA